GAGGCGCATTTTCGGCAAAGCAAATAACTAATGACCAAAGAGGATGCAATTAAAGAAAACATTATCAAATGATGATTTGGCGTAAACACGCGATTCTTACTCCTCCAACTGATGAGGAAATGGTTGCGATGGCTCCAGATGAGCTTATTGACCTACATTCTATTTACCATGAGGCTATCGAGAATGCAGAGAAAGATCCTTATCATTATGGTTTCCGTCTTCCTCATTGGAGCAAAGCTGAAGAGCAACTGAAAGAAGTTAATGAAATCCTTGCGCTAGGTGGGAATCGCAGCGGAAAGACGCAGTGGGGAGCATTCTCAGTAGTCCGTGCTGCTATCGAAAACCCAAAGTCTGAAATCTTTTGTTTCGCGCAGACATCTGAGGTGAGCATCCGTCAGCAACAAAGTGCCGTTTGGGACTGGCTTCCCGAGAACCTGAAGACAAAGCAAACGAGCGCAAATACCTATATCTCTTACAAGAAGAAGACTGGATTTACCGACTCTTCATTGATTCTTCCGAATGGGTCACAAATCATTTTCAAGACGTACTCTCAGTATCAGAACAACCCCACTATCCTTGAAGGTGCGGAGCTTGGATCTAGGAATCCAGTGTGGCATAACGTAGGAGTTTGGTTGGATGAATACCTTTTAGGACCAGAGTTAATCAATACGCTTCGGTTCCGTCTTGCGACGAGAAATGCAAAGATGCTCGTTACGTTCACCCCTATTGATGGCTGGACAGAGGTGATTAAGGAGTATCTTGACGGTGCAACAACGATTGAATCGCGAGCCGCGGAGTTGCTTAACGGGGAGCTGGTCCCATACGTTCAGAAGTCCAAGAAGCTAAATGCTTCAGTGCATTACTTCCACTCTCAAGACAATGCTTTTGGTGGATACGAGCGGATCAAGGAAACTCTCTCAGGGCGAACGAGGGAAGAAATCCTCATTCGTGCTTATGGAGTCCCGATGAAGTCCCATGCGACTCGATTTCCTAAATTCAATAAGGTTGTCAACGTCGTCCCTCCAGACAAGATCCCAACTAATAACATTACCCGTTATCATGTGATTGACCCGGCTGGCGCAAAGAACTGGTTTATGTGCTGGATTGCCGTTGATGAGACTGGAACATTCTGGGTTTACCGTGAATGGCCAGGAGTTGACGTTGGCGACTGGGCGGAATGGAAAGGTGGCAAGTGGGTTCCGGGGCCTGGATCTAAAGGTCAAGGCTTTGGAATTCGTGACTACATCGACACAATTCAAGAGATGGAGGGCGAGGAAGAGATATTTGAACGCCTTATTGACCCTCGACTCGGCGCCGCGAAATACCAAGTTCAAGATGGATCTTCCTCGATCATTGAGGATTTGAACGAATCTGGAATGGTTTGCATTCCTGCACCTGGACTTGATATTGACGATGGACTTCAAGCACTCATTGGCAAGATGTCTTGGGATAGCAGCAAGCCGCTGGATTCAGTGAATCGCCCTAGATTCTACGTTAGCTCGGATTGCGAGAACATCATTCAAGCATTGTCTGAATACACTGGCGAAGGTGGACTCAAGGAGGCTTGGAAAGACCCTATTGATGTCTGTCGTTATGCCGCTATCGCCAATCTCGATCACGTTGACAATAGCCAGTCATTTGTTACAACTCACGGGTCCGGTGGATACTGATTATGAAAAAACAAGCAAAGAAAGCAACGAAACGGGGGCGTCCTGCAAAAAAGACGCTCATTATTGACGAATCTCCATGCAGTATCGACAGCCTAGTCAATCAACAAATTGAAGATGACTTTCTAGTGATGCGGATTTGCAACAACCCAAGCTGGGTGATTGTTCGCATGGATGGACTGGCCGTTCCTGTTAAATGTCCTGTCCGAGCTTCAAACAAACTAGTTGGCAAACGAATCAAAGTGTGCCTAGTATCTGCCGACCCTGAAGATTATTACGAATACGCATTATGATTGAATCGCAAGAATTGGAAGATGAAGCTCTTATCTACGCAGATAAGGAGCCTGATATTGGCGCGTTGACTGATGCGTATGACACTTGTTTGATTGACTTAGACTACTATTTCGAGTCTTGCTTGAGGTCTTATAATGATCGACGGAACATTTGGGACGGAAAATCCGATGATTTACGCAAGAATGGCGCAAATGCCTTTCCATGGCAGGGTGCATCTGATCAAGAGGTGAACGTCGTTGGTGAACGGATTGACATGTATGTGTCTCTGTTTGACCAAGCACTTCAACGTAGTCACATCAAGGCGTTCCCAACGTCTATGGCTTCAATGCCGCGAGCTTCTATTGTGTCGTCGTTCCTTAAATGGATGCGCTCGACGTATATTCCTGACTTCAAGAATCAAATGGAGTTGGGAGCGAACTATTTGCTAGAGAAGGGGATTATGGTTTCCTATGTCGGTTGGAAGCGAGAAAAAAGGACATATTTGCAACAAGTAACCATCGAACAGATTGCCCAACAATCCCCTGATCTAGCGAACCTTATTATTGATGGAAATGACGACGAGACTTTGTTTGGCATGATCAAGCAAGCATTCCCCGACTTGTCGAACAAGCGGTCGAAGAAAGCAATCATGGACATGCGGAAGAAAGGTGTCGCCGACATTCCACTTCCTCGACAAACCGTTGATTGCCCAATCGTATATTCGTGTGCGCCAGACGGGGAAGTTGTATTCCCTCCGTATGTTTCCGATCCTCAACGCGCCCCATACATCTTCTGGCGGACGTTCTTGACGGCTCAGGAGCTTGAGAAGAAGGCCACAAACGAAGGATGGGACCGCAAGTGGGTTGATCACGCAATCTCCAATCTTCGCGGTAAAGACTCCATGTATCTTGATGGAGAAAAAGTTAAGACTGTCACTCGACTCCCAATTACGGACGATAATGACTTGGTGATGGTCGTTTATGGATACCAGCGTTTGATTGATGAAGAAGACGGTTCTGAAGGCATTTATTGCACGGTATTCCATCCACAAGCAGAAGGCTACGCAAAGCATGAGCTTCTTAATGGATACGATGACTATCCATTCGTTGTGACTCGTTTGGCGAATGATCAAAAGCGCATGTATGAGGTCCAGACGTTCTCTGACGTTCTCCGTGGCGCACAGATGCAAATCAAGACTGAACGTGATAGCCGGATTGACCGAGCATCGTTGGCTACGCTACCTCCATTGATGCACCCTGCTGGTCGTCCTCCATCCGATTGGGGGCCAGGTCGCCGTGTTCCATATCGTCGTCTTGGTGAAATTGCTTGGGGGCCAGTCCCTCCAATGGATCAAGGTTCGGTGGAAGCTGAGATGTCAATGCGAGCACAGGCTGATCGTGCTATTGGACTGGATCTGACCAATCCGCTTACTACTGCTCGTCAACAGTTCTACATTGGCAAGTTCTTGGATCATGTTCGCGACGTTCTAAACATGGCTTGGAAACTGTATCAACGCATGGGACCAGATGAGGTGTTCTTCCAAGTCACTGGGAATCCAAATCCGCAAGTTATGCAGAAGGGCAGTCCTGACGAGAACTTCAGCATTACTGTTTCGTTTGACTCATTGACGACCGATCCAGAAACTGCGGAAACCCAATTGAAGAACATGGTGTCGCTTGTCCAGCTTGATCGTAACGGCATTCTCGATGTCAACAAGCTCCTTGAATTTACTGCTTCGAGCATTAACCCGATCTTTGCGGACTATGTGCTGCAACCAGTCGAGGAAGCTCAACAGAAGGTGGCTAAGAACGTCACTGACGACCTTGCGAAGATCTTTGCTGGTATCGAGGTCCCGGCTCAACCCAATGGCGCACAGATTGCCATACAGATGGTTCAAGCCTACGTTCAGCAGCCTGACGTCGCTCAACGCGCTCAGTCTGATGAGGCGTTTGGTGGTCGTCTCCAGAAATATATGGAGGCTTACCAATTCCAGCTACAACAGGCCCAGAATGCTGAGATCGGTCGTATTGGAACAACTCCTGCCCAAATGGGCGGCATAAGAACACAAGACATGGCGCAATAATGGAGAAGCGATTCAAAAAAGTAGTCACCAATCCTGACACTGGACGCAAGAAGACCGTCAAGTATGGGCAGGCTGGCAAAGCCGCAGACGGCGGTGACAGGATTCGTCCCGGCACAGCAAAAGGCGATGCCTATTGCGCTAGATCTAATGCCATCAAAGGCGATTGGCGTAGCGATAAGAACTCACCAAACAGCTTGTCGCGTAAAAAATGGCGTTGCAGCGGAAGCAAATCAATGAAATAATTTTATGCCTGAATTACCACTGCTGAGTAAAGCCAATAAAAAAACACAACAAACATATAATGTCCCGTTGCTGACTAGTTATGCGGGGTATCCAGTAATTCCCGCCAAAAGTATGGGTCTTGAAGATTACTACAATAAAGACGGCAAGCAAGTAGCGGGAATGGCATGGGGAGGTAGCAAGAATCCTCCGGGGCAAGGAGGCGGGGAGCCTTCAGTCATTATTCCAAATCAAAATTATT